GTCTTTAATCGCTTGAGCCTTTTCGTTATTTGAATGCATTTAATCCGAATTTAAGATATAACCAAGCTACTAACATAATAGCTTCAGCAAATAATAACATTACTACCCAAGTAGGTACTTGGTACTTAATAACCTCTTTGTCTCGATATTCAATCCATTTAACTTGAGAGTTACGATAGTTATTTTCTATCTCACTTTTAGTAGAGTCTAAGTCTACTTGAGCTTTAATACTGGTTCCATCTGATTTTATAATTATGTTCCCTTGTGGGATAATAAGCTTAGAGTAAAATCTTGTAAGCACTCCGCTCGAATCGCAAGGAGAAGCAATAGTCAAAGTATCGTGAATAGCCTTGTATTTCTCTACTATTTTCACGCTTTGTATTGTATCGATTCTAACGAGTTCTTTATACTCTGTTAAGGTCTTTGTACGTTTACAGGAAATAAACGCAACACAAGCCAAAAGAATAAGTAAATTTCGCATATTATGAGAAGTAAAGGTTAGCTTCCGCTTGTCTACGTTTTGTAAGTCCAGCTAATACCTTACCATTAGCCTTGTTCCATTTAAGAAACTCGTCGGCTATTGTAACGTCTTTAGGGTTAGCATTAACTTTTTTAATAAGTGTAGATTTTTGTAAAGCTCCTACACCAATGTTATAAGAAATTGACACCAAGGCATCAAAATTACCTTGTGAAATGTCATCACGACAAAATGAATCCACCGCTTTTTCATAGGTAGAAAGAGAAAATTTAAGAAGCTCTTCGGCTTGTTGTTTAGTAATAGGTGGGTCTGTTAATTTAACTTTATTACCGTTCGTATAGTACGTGTTCCCAAAACCTATGGTATTTATACCGCCACTGCAAACATACGGTTTGAGGCTCAATCCTTCAAACTGCTTTATTAGGTCGAGTCCTTTTTGGCTTAACTTTGTTATCTTCATCAATGATGTTAAGTTTAGATTTAAGTGCTGAATTTTCACTTTTAAGACTATGTACTTCGGCAGTCAAGATGTCGATTTTGTCACTTAATTCTTTTACTTTATCGCTCATATCTTGTGCTAACTCTCTCCAGATTTTAACCGCCTCTTGTGTGTTCGATAACTCCCCTCCTTGAATGTCTACGTTTTCTTTTTTGCGTGTGCTAAAATAAGTCGCTAGTGATGCGATTGTAGCCGTAATAATATTCGTAATCCAGTCGGGAAGGGAGTTTAACACTTTAGTCTTTTTTTAGTTTGTGTAAAATTTGAGCCTTAGCAATAATCGCAAAGTTCTCGTTATCCTTAATGAAGTTTTTAAAAGTCTCTTGGTCACTAGAATCTAAGTCTAGTACCTCGCCTTTGTTTAGTGCTACCGCCCAATCCCAAAACTTAAGGGCATCGCCTTTAGATTGTTGAACAAGTGAGCTAGCTACTAATTTGCCAGCGTTAGCGTTTTCAATGGCATTGCCATCTAAGTCTGTAAGACTAAAATTTAAGTCAATTTTCATTTTTTTGTTGTTTGTTTGATTATAAACGTAATTTAATACTTTTTGTTTCTTTTTATTGCCAAGGTAGCGGATAAGCCACTATCGGAGGATTCAAAAAGTTCTCGATTTGTGCATCTAAATTCGCTTCGATTGCTTCGGTGTCTAAAGATTCTTCTAACCATCCTTCGACCATTTCCTTAGTAACCTCATCGTAAGGAGTAAAGCTCGCTTCGTGTGGAGCTTGAACGCTTAAAGCTCCGTATTGGTCGGCCGTAAAATCTTCGTGTTGCTTTTGCGCTCTGTAATGAATTACGCTAATTACTTTGTCCATTCCGTCAAGGGAAGGGATACTATCTAAGGAGCTAATTACCCAATTGAATGCCATATTATTTATTTTTTAATGTGTCTAATTCTGCTTTTAATTCTTGAACTGCTTTAGTTAAAGCGGCAATAATTGGTCTATCTTGAAGTCCAATAAATCCTTCTGAAGTTTCTGTATATGCTTGTGGAATATAATCTTTAACTTCTTGAGCTATAAAACCTAATTGCTTTGCATCACTATTAGAATCTGTTTTCATTCTAAATAATGTAGGTTTCAATTGCATTACTTCTGCTAAACCTATATTTGATTCCTCAAAATCTTTCTTTTTATTAACATCAGAAAGTGCAGTATATGCGCCAGTTGTCATATTAATAGAAGCTATATTTCCACCATTAAACCAATAAGATACTCCACCAGTTGCATAAAATGTATATCTATTAGCATTACTACGATTCTCATATACTAATCCAGAATCAGCTCCTAATGTTGCAATAGGAGAAACTACTTGTAATTTCCAAGCTGAACTAGCATCCGTTGTCGTCCCTATCAATACATTCCCCCCGCTCGTGATTCGCATACGTTCGGAGTTATTTACTGCAAAAGTCATTAAAGAAGTGCTAGCAGATAAATATGTGGCAGCACCAGAACCAAAGAATAAAGCAGCTCCTGAATTAGCATATAAATCGCCATTTGAAGCAATCCTAAAACGTTCAACACCTGCTTGATTAAATACCGTCGTACCAGATTGGATATACAAAGTAGACCAAGCAACACCAGGTTTCAATACATTTATATAACCTGAATTGCCAGATTCAGAATAACCTAATCTTATGCCATATCCATTTGTACCACTACCAAAAATAGCGTGATTAGCGTCTGCATCTTCATTAGTATATGCTGGTAATGCTACTAATAATTTACCAGCAGGCGAAGTAGTCCCAATGCCGACGTTGCCTCCGTTTGAAATTGTCATTCTTCTTTGAGCATTTGTGCCAAAGAATAACTCTGTATTTGTTAATGTAGTTATTTGAGAAGAAGCTGACCAATCTATTAGCAAGTTTTGTGTGCCACTTTGAAAGCCATTAAATGAGCCGTTCGCCGTAACACTAGAGCTAAACGTGGCGGCTCCGGAGTTTGCAATAGTTAAAGCATCAAGACCTGGTCTACCAATATATAATGAACCATTAGCGCCATTATTATCTAAATACCACATTCTATTAGAATAATTAGTATTAGAGCTATCTAAAGAAATACCAGTTCTACCAGAAGCTCTTACTCCAATTCTTACCGTATCTGTACCTTGCTGACTAAATAACGAAGCATTAGTTGAACCACCTATTTGTAAATTTCCTACACCACTTACAAAAGTTGTACCTATAGCTACATTACCGCTAAAATTTGCATCTGTTGCACTTATTGAACTTGCAAAAGTAGCACTTGAATTAGAATTTAAAGTTAAAGCCGCAGTACCTCCGTTTACTTCAAATACTACAATTCCGCTAGTGTTATAATTTGCTACCGTTACTCTGTTAGCTCCAGAGTTATAATAAAGCGCACCGCTTCCAGAAGTCATACCAGTAAGGTAGTATCCCGAACTTGTAACTGAGTTTAAAAACGTAGCCGCTCCAGTCGTTCCTATTGTAAGTCTGCTAGCTGAATTTGTTACATCGTAAACCGTAAAAGTTCCGTCTGTATTTGAGATAAAATAGTCTGGATTATTGTCTGTATCAGTTAGGTAAATTCTTGGGTTTGTAGATTCTATCCGCAAGTCTCCAGAAAAGCGTCCGCTTCCAGATACGTCTACGGGATACAAAGGACTTGTATTTCCATTGAATCCTACATATCCACTAAAAGAAGCACTGGCACCGAATAAGACGCCAGTCATTGTGCCACCAGCTAAAGCTAAATAAGTGCTTGCTGCCGTTCCAGTAGTTAAGTAAGTGCTTGAATCTACACTACCATCTGCCTTTAAAAACTGGCTAGAAGTTCCGCTAGTTTTTACAAAAGACCCTCCAGTAATAGAACCGCTAGAAGTTATATTTTGAACAGTTAATAATTGAGTAGAAGTGTTATAAGTAAATCCACTAAAACCAGTTAAACTATTAGCTCCATTCCAAAAAGTTACATAACCGCTTGTACTGCTACCAGTTAAATAAGTGCTATTATCGTAGCTAATTGTCGTACCTGATGCTTTTACAAATCCAGTTCCATTTAATTGGTTTTGCTTTGCATTTAAAGCATTTTGCAAATCAGTTTGATTTGACAAAGTACCCGTAATTGCTCCCCAAACTGCACTAGAATCTTTAATCTCTACATACACTGAGCCAGTCCATCGATAGATATAATTCGTATCAATGGTAATATAAATCTTGCCAGTTTCTCCAGTCACAGGAAGTGAAGCATAATTAGCAACCTCGACTACATCATCAACGTAACTAGGCAATTGAGAAGATGGAACTTTTCCACCTACTAAATCGGCTTTTAAATTTAATGCGTTTTGTAGGTCAGTTTGGTTAGATAGAGTTCCTTCAATATCGCCCCAATTAACACCAAAGTTACCAGTTAAAGAATTGATATTAATCTCTACTACACTTGGAGTTACATTAAGCGTAATGTCTTCTCTATTGTCTATTATATTGACATCTATAATCTCGTCAGTAGGTTGAGACGTAATTTCAATTAAATTAGTAGTTTCGGTAACAATGATGTCTATAATATCTTCCATTTCTTAGCGTGTTACTTCTGGTGTTACATTAAATCCTCCTTTTACGTATGTCTTTACTTCGCCACTTGCTAAAGTAAATTGAATATCGTAAACGTAATTATAAACCTCAATGTCTATAATCTGAGCATTAATTTTAAATTGTCCGCTTGTTGCGTTAGTGATTGTGATTCCTGCCGAGCTTACCGAAGTAAGATACAAGACCGCACTTACATCGCTATATTGCTTGCGTAGTTGCATTTTAATAGTTGCACCGGTTAGGTTTATAGCCGTGCCGTTTTTCTTTACTTCAAAAGCTACTTCGTTAAATGTATCGCCTTTAGTATGCGTGAAATTAAGAGCCATTTTCTATTTTGTTAAGGTAAACCTTGAGTTTTTTAATATTAGATGCCTTTGGCTTATATGAGCCATTAGAGGTACCAGCCGATAAAATCCGCTTTTTTGTCTGGGTACATATCTGCATTTGAATTCGTGTTATATTCTGGGTATGAAGATTGATAAAAGCTCATATAATCAATAAAACGTCTAGTGTAGTGTTCAGCAATAGAACGCTCTTTCTCTACTAGATAATCTACCTCACTCTTTTCTACGTTAGTGCTATTCTCGCTATTGTGTTTGAATACACCTTTATTAGCGATTGTATAGGCAGCAAATGGTAAAAACTCTACCATAGTCCAATGGATAACCATAGGCTTGATATACACGTTTAAAAGCATTGTATATGGACTAGCTAAGTTTGCATTAACTATACCATCGTTAATCTTGTTAAATAACTTAGTCCCAAGATAGCCTTGAATATGCGTATCTTGAGCTACTTTAACCCATTGAATAAATTTGTCTACGTCTACGTTGCCATTAACTGCAGTAAACTTAACTATATCCTCTCTAGTTACAAATAATGCTTGAGCCATTTCTTACTTTCTTTTCGGTAAAAATCCTTGATTTGGCATATCGATAGGCTTCGTGTACACCAATTTACTATTTTTGTTATAATCACTTCCATCCTCTTTAGTGTAAGGAGTTGGAAGAATTTCGCCAGCTTTACGAGCCTCTGCTGGAGTTATCTTAGTAGCTCCTTTTTTACGTGGGTCTGTAAAACGCTTATAAGTCTCACGAGTCCAAAAATGATGGCAAGCTCCACCTCCTTTGTATAAAAAGATGTCATAAGTATCTGTACCTCGTGGACCCCATCCAGGATTTGTGCTAGCCTTCTCGCTCATCTTCATTATATCTTCTTTGCGATATAACTTATTTACTGAAGTCATCTTTTTACAAAACTCACGAGATTTTTCGGTAGTTTCTCCGCTATAACGATAACGAGAGATAAATAATTTACCATCTTGAGAGCTAGGTAAGTCGGGTCTTGCTACTCCAGTAGTTACAAACTCCCAAACCTTAGACATTAAAGACTTTTCTGGGTTATTTAAAGCCTCTAACTCTGCATCTAAGCGAGCTTCGTCTTCGTATGATACTGCTCGGCTATCTATTAATTCCCACTCGTTAGGGTCAAGTTCTTCGCCATATTCTTCTAAGTCCATTTTGTCCAAATGAGAGCTTAACTTAACTCCAGTCTCTTCCTCCATTGTAGCCGAATCCATTACCGGGTTTTGGTCAATAAATTCCAATGGTTGCAATGTCTTAAAGTATAGATTTAAGCTAATAGAATTGAACGCTAAAATCTTGTCGATAGCATCTAAAACCGTTCCTTGCTTTGGACGAATTACCATATTATCAAATAAGATAGAGGCATTCTTTAACTCGTCTGCATTTGAGCTAAATCCGTTGTTAGATGGGATACCAAATAACAATCCAGAAGTAATAGAGTGTCCTAGCAAAATTTTACCTCTTGATTCTTCGCTTAGGTAAGTATAGTGAGCCGGAGCATCGTTTAAAGGAACTGAATCGATAGTAGTCTTCTTAGTCTCATCGCTATTAAACGCTACTACGATTTTAGCTCCATTTGAGCCACTCAATTTGCGTTTAACGTCGGAAGCTATTAAACCTTGTTTTTCTTCGTCTGGTATGCCATTATTGAAGTTAATAACGCTAGTAGGAGAGAAGCCATTTTGGACATCGTTAATTAAATAGTCCGCAATCTCTTCTTCTAACTTAGCATAAGGTAAAGCTCCGATATAATCTACATTTGAGTAATACTTTTGTCCTACGCTATAATCACGAACGCAAAGTATTTCTAATGTTTTATCGCCATATCCAAAAGCTCCAATACGCTTTGGAGGGAAGTTCTTAACATCTTGCCAATTATCCGAATAGTAATAACCAGTAATTTCGCCTTTCTCGTTACACTTCTCCGAGCGGATTAATTGAGCAGGTACGTGTTCTACTCTAATAATCGCATTCTTAGCCTTGTTATAAATTAATTGAAAGTATCCTTGTCCAAGTAATTTATAGTCCGTAATAACGCATTTAAGAACGTCTGGACGAAATAACATTTTCATCTGAGCGTATTCGTTCGGCTTCTTATTTGAATCGGTAGCATCTAAGCCACGACCATAAATAAGTTTATTAATAGAGTTAATAACCGAGTTATTTGTAGTCGAGTTATTGTATCTATCAATTAAGTATTTAAAATAGTCGTTATCATCCCCAAAATTTACCCAAGCTTCTTTGTTAGATTCTACGGATTGTGGAGGTTTATGAGATTCAAAGTTAAAAACGTGAACGTTACTCATAGAAAATTATATTTTGGTCGTTTTGTACGTATTCGTCTTTATTAACGCTATACGTTCCTATTGTTTGATTCGTGCAAAAAACCTTGTCTCTAAAGATTAACTCGGAATCTTGCTTAATAGTCATTGTATAAAAATGCCCTTCTTTTAAATCTAATATCTTTGAGAAGGTAAGATAGTAAGACGTTTGAGTACAAGTAATATTGTACTCTACTTCTACGTTAGTAGATTCATTGCGTAAGTACAATTTATTCCCTGCATTTCTACGAGTAGGGACAAATCTTACACTTTGAGCTAAATTAGATTCTCTTAAAACTATCATTTCATTATAAACGTTATTTTATACGTTTTGTTTTTTAAACGAAAAAGGGGAAGACATCTGCTCCCCCAATTTCAAACCTCAAACAACAAAATCCTAAGACCCAGATGTAACCGTGAAACCGGCTGCAGTCAAAGTAGTAGTTAAGAAGTTAGCAGGTACTGGCTCTTGTCCTGAAAGAACTAAAGTGTAACCGCTTAAATCTCCCATTGCAGCTCCAGTAACGATAGTACCGCCAGATACTTCCATACCGTGCTGAAGTCCGCAATAGAATAAGTTTCCATTGTTATCTTCTACGATAACTTGTGGACGTCCGTAAGACAAAAGCTTAATTTGCTTATGGTCTACAATAGACAATTTTTTTAACGTTAAGTTTAAAGTTTGCTCGAAGAA